GGCCTGGATTCGCCATGATTTATTTCCTTAAATCTTTGTTGATTAAGCAGCGACTCGGCAACCCAGCTCTGGGTAGAGCATCGCCCAACCGTAGAGCACGTCAAGACGACATGGGACAGAATCATTGTTAATTGTATATTGACGGACCACGCGAATCGAAAGGCCCAAGTCCTTATCCGATGCACGTCCAGCAAATACCACCCCAGCCGGCAGCTCGAGATCGGCGCAAGCCAACGTCTCACAGTTACGGTGCAGAATAATATTCTGTGGGCTAACGGTTCCAGTGTTGTTGAACGGGGTAACAACAGCCGTGCTGCTGGTAGCCGAAACAGACACGTTCTGGAATTGGCCAGCGGTGATGATTGCAGGAGAAACCGTAACCGAAGCCGAACCACCCGAAGCGATGGTAACGTCTGCCGTCACAACGAAGTTACGCAGACGGTTCGTGCCATATGGCTGACGATTCTGCGGGTTGACCGCATAGACGTTAGCGATGGTGATCACGTCGCCCTGCTTGATCGGAGCTGCTGCGGAAGTTGCCGAGATGGTGATCGTCGATGACGATGCCCAGCCGGATGTGATCGAGCCGGTAAAGGTCGCGGTGTTGGTTGCCAGCGTCGCAGAAGCGTAGGAGCCAAATGTCTGGCTAACCACGTTCTGATCCATCTTCCAGCGCATACCAGCCGAGTCGGTGCCCATCATGCCCTTCTCGTACTGATCGGAGATTTTCTGGCTAGGCATAAACAGCCCTTTCAAAGAATCCACGATGGTGGCCGAGGTGAATGGCTCGACGATACAAGCACGGCGTCCGTCACGTGGCGCACCTTCTGAGTCCAAATAAGCCTGGCCGGTCAAATAGGTCAGCAACGAGGTAGGTGGCGTGCCGGCTGTTCCAACAATGTTAGCAATGTTGTTTTTAGCAAGCACCAGACCATCACGGTCGATCTTGTTGGCGATGGCAGCAACGCCAGGCTTGATCACGCGATCCGAGAACATATCCAGCGACAGAGCCAAATCAGCGGTGCTGAATTGCGTATCAACGTGGAATTGGGTGTTTAGCGTGACAGGAATTGAAGTTTCGTTGAAATCTTCAACGGACAGGTTGGGTCCCGTGGTTCCGATAAAGCGTGCTGGCTTACGGACATTGACCGTACTTCCAATTTTCGCGCCCGATACAGAAAATTGATCATCATACTCACGGTTAACTTCGGAGGTGAACGTAAGTTCGTTCTCCAAAACCATCAGAGCTTCATTTGTGATCTTACTAATCGTAAGTAAGGTATTCGACATTTTATTTCCTTCGCGTCATAGACGCATTAAATCTGTTTACCTAATCTTGCCGGCTTGTCTTGCCGCTTTCCATGCTGCGTATGTCCCATGAAATTCACCTTTTGAATTCACAAAATTATCAGCGGTTGCGTTGCTTGACTTGATAGGGTTGATCGGGGCTGGTGCCTTGCTTTTTACCACAGATCTCTCAGACTTGCTAGTTTCAGATTTCTCAAACTTTGCTTCCAACTTGCCAATGGCTCTTAACGCTTGAGCCGGCGTCAAATCATTAAAGGTTCTGGCCTGATCTTGATTTGATGCAAGGTGATACAGGATTTGCGGCCCTACGTCTGACTCTAATATTGCGTCCCGAATGTGATTCGGCACAACAACATCGCTTGACGACACCATCTCATCAAAATCGCTAATCTCAGCCTTTGCCGCTTCGAGTCGCTTGGTCCAGGTCTGTACGACCTTCGCTTGCTGCTCTTGCGCTCGCCTTTCTGAATCCTGCCGATCCCGCTCTTTAAGTGCCCTTTCGGCACTAAATTCAGCTAATGCTTCTGCATATTCAAAAGCATCGGTGAATTGATCCGGCGTTGGCTTGGCATCAGCAACCGGAGCCTGTCTAGGCGCCTGTCCTTGCTCCAAAGCCGCCAGCCGTGCTTCCAGTGCTTCCCTAGCATCACGCTCACGCTGGGCGTCTGCCCTGGCTTGTTCGCGCTGCTTGGTTAGCTCCGAAAACCGCGCCTTCAGCTTGCTCGGTTTACCTTCGTTCTCTGTGGCTGGTGCTTCATCTTCTGCTTCTGGCTCATTCTCAACCTCGGATTCAATTGGCTCTGCTTCTTCAGCAGCCTCAACCTCACCTTCGGGAGCTAAGTTCAGTTTTTGTGCAAAAAATTCGGCCTGATTCTCTGATGTTACGACCGTAGTCGATTCGCGCTGTTCTGACATGGTTACCCACGGATTTTCCCGGTGAAACGCGCCGGTACGATTGCGTTTATATAACCCGTTTTTGAGTTGGTGTCAAAGACTAAGTTGTAAATGGTGATTGCCCTTGATCAATATCCGACACAGCAAACTGTGCTGCCATCATTTGCTCGGCATTGCGCCGCTCAATCTCTTGAGCCAATGCGTCGATAGGCATATTGTGAATCAATAGGTTTACCAAAGCATCAATCTCGGTCTTGTTCTGACTCGTAATCGACCGAGTATTCTGGTCATTGACCCTGACTTCGGCCATTGTTTCAGTGTTATGCGCTCGGGCAGTAACGTCCATGAGCTTGCGCTTGTTAGCGCCTTCCTCTTTGATCTGTGCCACTTGACCGCGATTGTTGATCTCGAGCTGCATCGCCTGCATCTGTTGTTGCATTTGTTGCATTTGTTGCTTGGCCTGTGCGAGCTGCATCTGGACCTGTGGCGGTATATCTGATTTCTCGTCGATCTGCGCCAACGGGTTCACCGCCGCCAGCCGATCAGCAATGATCTCGGCACCAGGGAAGTCCATCTGCCGGAATACCAGATCGCCAGCAGCTTGGAAAAGCTCCGGGCTTGCGCCGATGAGCGGCATCATCGCCTCAACCGCCTGAATGCGCCGCGATGCGTAGCCAGGACCCGTGTCCATGCTGACGTCGTACTCGCCAACGGTCACGTCGTTCAAGACTCTCCCAACTTGAGAGGCTTCATTGATGGTGATCAAGTCTGGCTTGCCATCAACGCCGATAATCCGCATCACGCGCTCGGAGTCGTAGATTTTTGGCACCAGATCAAGAATGATTCGACCAGTCTGGGCAATGGATTTAGTCAAATTATCGTAGTAGTGATAATTCGTCATATCCATCTGCTGCTGCTGACCATTCAACGCTTTACCGCTGATGTTGCCGGTCGGCAATTGGCTTGGATCAAAGACGCCCACAACCTGTTGCAGATCGTTGCTGACCGATTCTGCCGCTGCCATGATCCCAGCAGGCGGTGGCTCGGGTTGCAATCGCGTCGGAACCGGCGCCGTGCGCCCTTCAATGTCGGTCTGCTTGTATCGCAACACCGGCGTAGCTTTGATGTTAGCTGCCGCCCACTCAGTCTCGTGGCCCTCGTCCTGACCCTCGGCCAGCAACCACTTGGCTTTTGGTGCCAGCGCAATTGCCTCGGTCATGCTCGTCTGCCAGAAGTTGTACATTTTCTGCGGATCTTTGGCGTAGCGCACCAGACCGTACTTGATTGACTTGCTATCAATGACGATCCGACCACCGTAGACCGGCACGACAGGAATGTATTTGCCTGGCCAATCCCGTTCCTCAAGGATCTCCATCGCGGTGAGCTTTACCCACTTGACGACCTTCTTGTACGAGTCCCGTTCGCCAACGATCTCGAGTCCATTTGCAGCCATAAACTCTTTGCTCGGGAGCTGGTCCTTGAACAAGCGTGACTTGTCGTTCAACAGGTAGAGCTTTGCCGGCGTGCGCTCAACATAAAAATATTCGGCAATCCGAATATCTTCTTTGGTAACCCACTCAGGGTTGCTATCGCCGCCACCTCGAGCACTGAAGTTCCCGCCATCGTAGGCGTCTGGGTACAGATCCCGAAACTTATCCTTGCTCATAATGGTCGTGATCAAGCATTTCTCTTGATCGGAGCCGTCCAGAGCCGTTGAGTTGGGATCAAAATAGACCGAGAACGGATTTTCAATTGGCTCAATGTAGATCTCTTGGTCAAACGACTCAGGAGACGTGTAATCGGTGACGATGCGCCAGTAGCCCCAACCCATGCGGACAGCGTACTCAAACGCCTTGTCATAGGCGCTATCAGCGTCGCTGTTGATCTCAATATGTCGACAGATACCCTCGACAACCTCGGCTGTTTCTTTGTCTGCGTAGCTGTTGCACGGATGCACCTTGATGCGCGGACGCTGCTGGCGCTGCTGGTTAGCGATCTGCCGGCAATAGGCATCGAGCTTGTTGATGGTTAAGCACGGCCTGGCTTCCAGGTTCCGGCTGTTCTGGATCTCCACCGGCCATTGGTCGCCGCTGACAAAGCGCAGATCGTCCAGCGCGTCAGAGCGATTGACGCTATCGGCCTCACTGGCCAGACGCAGGAATTGCATTGCGCTTGCAATGCGTGAATCTTCGCCGTCGTTTTGATAGCTCGCCATGATTAGCTCATCCAATTCGTAGGTAGTGTGAACGTCTGTTGCTTCTTGCGTTGTTTTGGCTCGTTGACCATCAGTCCGATGTATCTAAACGCATCTGCGCCGTGCGAATAATGGTCGTGAAGTGGTGACTTTGAGAATCCACCCGTCTCTGGATCGACTTCGTAGCGATAGTGGCGCAGACAGGTAAGACCCTCTGAGCACGCATCTCGGTCAAACCAGCAGTTTGTGAAAATAGTTCGCGCAGCATTGATAGAGTCAGCAATTGGCACTCGAGGAATGATTCGTGTCTTGTATCCAGCCGCTCTGACAATCTCCTCAATGGATTTGCCAGCAGCGGCAAGCGTTTTATTCTCGGCGTCGTGCGGAAGCCACAACGTATCGTAATGGTATCCAAACGTCTGCAATTGCGCTAGGTAATAGCTGATTGTCTTTTGATTGTCCTCCATGTAACGCAACAAGCGCGTTTCCATGCCGACAAACTGCAAGAACCAAATTGCGGTGGCATCAGACCATCCCAAGTCGAAGACTGCGTGGACAGGCTTGCTAGGATCGAACGGAACCCGTCCAATTCGCCCTTGAAGCTCGGCGTCCTGCATCTCCCTGGCAAACACCGCACCGTCAACAGTTTGCCGACAGATGCCCTCCCAGACGGTGTTGTAAGCCTCCCGGTCACGCTCTTTAAGCGCGTCCTTCTCAGCTTTCAGCGTCTCAGGAAACCAGGGGTTATCGCTCCAGTTGATCTTGGTGACAACACAGTCAGCAGGAGGATGCACAACAAAGCGTTGATACGTTTCGTCAGTCTCCAGCTCCGGGTTGAAGCTGATCCAGATCTCTGAATCTTGCTTACGGATTGTCGGGATTAGCACATTCCACGACATTCTGGACACGGATTGCGCTTCTTCAACCCAACAAATATCAACGCCCTCAAACGATTTGATGTTTGAGACATTGTTTTTGAGTCCAACAAAGAAAAATTCAGAGCCGTTCTTAGCTTTGATTGACGTCTGGGTTATTTCATAGAACCCATGCAAGCGCAATGATTCGATCTGGTCGCATAAAAGTTTATGCACCGAATCGCGGATTGACGTCTGAAATTCTCGAGCGCAGAGAATGCGCGTTGGCTTTGATGCGCCGATGATGAGCAATGCCCTGGCAATCGCCCATGACTTGCCACCACCGCGACCGCCGTAGGTTACCTTATACCGAGACTTGTCAAAAAGAACCGAAAGTTTCTCGGGAAACTCGGCGTTTGATACGGCATAGTCAAGCTCATTCACTTGGCTTAACGAATGTGACCTTGATGCCCTCGACCGGCGATCCATCGGGATTGCTCAGGACGGTGGTATTGCGCTCGCCCCAACCCATCTGAGCTTTGGACCACCAGATCATCGCCGTGGTGTCGCCAGCCATTGCCTTGTTGTAGAGCGTGTCGGCAATGGAAGCGCTGGCTTTAGCCTTGCCAACGGCCAGCTCGACCTCGTAGTACTTACGCAGCGTCGGAGCGCTTATGCCGATGAGAGCCGCGATCTGATCCTGCGGCAAGCCGAGTCCAGCAGTCTGCTCAACCTTGGCTTTCGACGTCTCAGTAGGAACGTGCGGAGGAATCATCTTTTATAGGCGAAAAAATAAACGGTTGATCGGCTGCTGAAACGGCATCTTACTCTCGTTTCAAGATAATAAGGTTTTGTTCCTCACCAGGGAACACGACAAAGTTGCGAGTACCTTTGTTGGCACCTCGAGAGCCTTCGTCGAAATACTGAATACCAGGGATGCCCTGGCTTTGCATGAAAGCCTCGGCTTTTACTGGCCCTAATTTGCTTCTCAAACGTTGGTATATTTGTTGCCCCATTTCGCCAACATCGTATTCTTCGCCGCTTGGGTGATACAGATCACGATCAAATTTTGCAAGCGCTTCTTGTACCGATTTCGATTGCTGACCCAATGGCCTATCCCAATGCAGCATTTTTTCGATCATGGGGTCTGGCAAATCAACGTGGTAGAAAGACCCTTTGCTGACTTCCTGATAATTAGGGATTTTGCCTGATTTTAAAAACGGCAATTCTTCTTCTTTTGCTTTTGCTAGATCGTTTGCCCATTGCTGATTTCGGGATCGCAAATCCTTTATTTGCTCTGCGTAAGTTTTAATTGCATCTTTTCTTGCAATTTCGCCGCCCCTTTGCTTTAGCTCAAGCGCAGCCCTGTGCGCTGGATTTGCAGAATCAAATGGCTTCCCATCAACAAACATATCAAAATCAGATAATGTTTGCTGATATTGCCTTGCAACGTTAGGATTTTCGGCAAAATACAACCCATGACCATACGCTTGATGACCCTCTCCGCTTCCAATTTGCGTCGCTTTAAATTCGCCCAACGGGTTGCGTTTAGTAGCAGAAAATTTGTGCGGAGTGCCGTGGTAACCCGTTAACTCTGCAAGCCCTCCAGAACGCCGCATGGCATTCATTGCAGCGTTGTAGGCAACATCACTCGTCGCCAAGTCTTTCAAAGCCGTGCCGGCCATTCTAGCCCCGGTTGCGCCGGCTTTGGCAGTTGGCCCGGCCATTGGTGCGACGGTCATTGCCGCCGACAGCGTGTCGGGTCGCAGCTTGGTCGTGTAACCCGTGCCGGTGGTCAATGGCTCGTTGTAGCTAATGCGGTTGAGCGTGCGCTGTAGCTCAGGAATCCCAAGCAAATCGCTAACTGGTGTTGAGAGCTTGCCCTCAGTGACAGGACCGCCAGCCTGAAGCGTAGAGCCGGCGTCGTAACCCTTTGCGCCCAGCTCAAGCAAATCAGCCAGGAAACCAGAAACGCGGTTGCGTGGCGTCGGCCTGATCGTCCCGGTAATTCGCGGGTAATCAGCCATCAGCAGTTCCAGTTTTTAAGCGATGCCTTGGCACGCTCTGCCGGTCCTTTTGCGTTTTTCACAACGCCAGTCATGCGACTGCAAAAGCTCGCTTTACGAGCCTTGTCTGCATCGGTCTTGGGATTTGGCGCTGGTGGCTTGAGATTGGCGTTGTTCTTGGCGTTGTACTCAGCACGACCCTTCGCCGTCATCCCAGCGCCCTTCTCGGTCGGGTTGTAGGTCTTGCCTTTCCCCGTGGTGGTCCGGGGGATTGGCTTGTCGTGCTTTGTAGCCATTACTTTTTCTTCGCCGGTTTAGCAGTCTTCGCAGCTTGCTTAAAGTCAGCAGCAGACGGAGCCGCCTTGCTGCCGACCTTATTCATCTTCTCGCCAGAGCCGGCCTTGATCCGTTCCTGCTTCGCGTTAATGTTGGCATAAAGACCAGGCTTGCTCATTTCTTTTTCGCCGCTTCACGTTTAACTGCGTAACTGATCGCAACCGCTTGTTTGACCGGCTTGCCGGCTTTAACTTCGGCCTTGATATTTTCTTTAAACGCCTTCTCAG